GTCACCCCGCAGTCCGGTACAGTCACCCCGCAGTCCGGTGCAGTCACCCCGCAGTCCGGTGCAGTCACCCCGCAGTCCGGTGCAGTCACCCCACAGACCACTACAGTCACCCCGCAGTCCGGTGCAGTCACCCCGCAGTCCGGTGCAGTCACCCCGCAGTCCGGTGCAGTCACCCCGCAGTCCGGTGCAGTCGCCCCACAGACCACTACAGTCACCCCGCAGTCCGGTGCAGTCACCCCGCAGTCCGGTGCAGTCACCCCGCAGTCCGGTGCAGTCACCCCGCAGTCCGGTGCAGTAACCCCACAGGTTGCTACAGTCACCGCGCATTTTATCATTGGGTCCTTCCACGCGATTCGAATCCTCGTAATGGAATAACGCCTTGCCAGTACAAATCAGGTTCCGCTTCATCTCACAAGCTCCCTTATATCAATTCCGCCTTTGCGTTCTGCATCGGTCAAACAGCACTCGTCAATATTCCCGCTAAGTCCGGTGCAGTCACCCCGCAGTCCGGTACAGACACCCCGCAGTCCGGTACAGTCAGCCCGCAGTTCGGTACAGTCACCCCGCAGTCCGGTGCAGTCACCCCGCAGTCCGGTACAGTCACCCCGCAGATCGGTACCGTCACCCCGCAGATCGGTGCAGTCACCGCGCAGTCTTGTACAGACACCCCGCAGTCCGGTGCAGTCACCCCGCAGTCCGGTGCAGTCACCCCGCAGTCCGGTGCAATCTCCCCGCAGATGGCTACAGTCACCCCGCAGTTCGGCGCAGTCACCCCGCAGATCGGTGCAGTCACCCCGCAGATAGCTACAGTCACCCCGCAGTTCGGTGCAATCGCCGCGCATTTTCTCATTGGGTCCTTCCACGCGATTCGAATCATCGTAATCCTCGTAATGGAATAACGCCTTATCAGCACAAATCAGGTTCCGCTTCATTTGGTATCTCCAAGCAATTTGTAAGTTGTAGTTGGTGCGACTCAAATACTAGGTCATGGTCAACACCGCGTCAAGTAAAAATGTTGCTCAATGGCATTGAATGTTGTCCGGTGTGCGGTCTATCATGGTGAGCACGGACGACATGACAATTAACGATGACATTCAGCGGGACACGGTAGCGGCTCCGCTGGAATAACTGGTTGGGCGTTGCCATCAAACGGAGAGAACGATGGACATTAATGAAATTGCAGCAAAGCAGCATGATTGGGTCGAGCGTATGGGCTGGCATAACAAGACCGTACTGGAGGCGCTAGCGCTCATCGGTTCCGAAGTCGGCGAGGCTGTGAACGAATGCCGCGGCGATGAACCGACCGAGGAATTTGGCACGGAGCTGGCAGACATAATTCTGCGCACTGCCGACCTTGCCCACACTCACGGGATTGACCTTGCCTCCACGATACAGGCCAAGATGAAGCTGAACGAACAGCGAGGCACACGGGGGCGGCACATTTAGACGCCCAACAGCGTATTCACCGGTGCGCTGAATGCGGCCAGATGCGAAGCGCGGGCTATTCCGCGTCCGGTGGAATTACTTGCTAGGCGCGGAGATGACTGGTTATACGATATGACAGCAATAGAAATAGGCGATTTTGTTTGCACTCCATACGGGTACGGTAGAGCCGTGATAAAGAATGGAAACGCACAAGTTGAATTTTGTGATGGATCTGGTTGCTCAATACACGAAATTTATCCGATTAATGCGCACGTATGGAAATGCATTTCGCCTGGTGAGTACGACTCAACGTACGAATGTCAAAAATGCGGAGCAAAACACATTGAATCAATTGATAATCTAGACTCAAAATTACCTGATAGTGGATGCGTATAACGATTTTAATAAGCAGCGCCCTGCACGCGGCCAGGGCAATGCGCAGAAGTTTAAGGCGTCTGCTTGATTTACTTGCTAGCCGCTGAGACCTTGAAAGATGAACGAGCAAGAGATTGAAAAAGAGATTCAGGATAAAGGACTGACCGCCGCGCGTGTTACTCCCGAACGACTGGATGAAGTGATTGCTGGAGAGGACTATCACGTATTCCCAGGCAGCCAGTTGACTGTGTGCTGCCTAACCCTTGAGAACGGCTTTACGGTAACTGGGGAAAGCGCCTGCGCCAGCCCTGAGAACTTTAACGCCGAACTGGGCCGCAAGATCGCCCGGAACAATGCCCGCGATAAGATCTGGGCGCTTGAGGGCTACGCACTGAAGCAGAAGCTGCACGAGGCAGCGTAACCAATGGCCGCGCATTGCTTCGGCTGTGTGCGGCTAATAGCGTATTATATAGCCGGCGATCAAATGGCTTACTCGACATAATCAACGTGATCTAAAAAGAAAACCCCGGTCAGTGTGGGCCTGAGCCGGGGTTAAGTGCGCCGGGTAGCGCGTAGGAGGAGGAGACCAACCTTTGTTTCAATCCACAGCGTTCTATATACGACTGAATGCTGATATACATCAAGTGGAGCCGCAAGACTCATGAATAATTTTACAGCAGACCATGAAATAAGCAACACCGAGTTTTTACAGACAATTTTTGGCGATCATTGGGCACGGGCCATTGTAACCGGGTTCACTGAAGACCCCTCGGACGCGGACAATTACTCGATCTGGTCAGGCGGTTGGGCTGAAGAAATCGAGCTTTCGCCTGAGCAGAACAATTTCTTCACCGTGTCCCTGTTCGAGCCAGACAATGGCAGTGCAAGGCGCCGGAAAGAACTCTTCAAGTCCACCCATGTGATCGTTATCGACGACGTGGGCACCAAGATCGACCTGGCGCAGATCAAGGCTGTCCACGGCGTACCCAATCCCAGCTACCAGCTGGAGACATCACCGGGGAATGAGCAATGGGGATACCTGTTGGACGCGCCGTGCGCAAGCCAGGCCGCCGTGGACGCGCTTCAGGACGCGATCGTACGCCGGCTATGCGACGGCAAGGATCCTGGACAGAAAGGCGTCACGCGCTACGCCAGGCTGCCTGTAGGCAGTAACACTAAGCTCAAGTATGTCGATTTCATCACCGGGGGCTATCCGCGTCATAGGCTCCTATCGTGGCACCCTGAATGGCGGTACTCCATCGACGGCCTGCTGCGGTTTTTCAACGTCAATCCGGAGGAAATCCACAATGACAGACTGGAATCGTCACGATCAACAGGATTCGTCGACACCAACGTCAAAGGCCACCCAATACTCAGCAAGTTGGATATCAAAAGGCGAATTCGAACAGGCATCTATGATGTTACTTGTCCATGGGCCGGAGAGCATACCGACGGGGTCGATAATGGCACCGCAGTCATGTCCAGGACAGATGGTTCTGTAGGATTCGAATGTCATCACGGGCATTGTAACCATCGTTCCGGAAACGATCTCGTCAAGTGGCTCCAGTTCCACCGAGGGCTCACTGACGCCGAAGCCGCTATCCAGTTCGCCGGTCAGCGACGAGGCGTCGACCTCGAGCAAGGATTCGCCCATGCCGACGCAGCCTGGAGTCGCGAACCTTTGATCGAGAGACCACCAAACGTAACCGTCGGCCCATGGAACGGCTCGGCGGTGGTAAGCGACACACAATTGCGGGACCGCCTGGTCGCCGAGGTACAGCGGATGGTCCCAGGGGAGAATTATCGCGGCGTGCTTCGCGCAGCTGTCACCCTGGACCCAGGTTACCAGGACGATGTGATCGAGGCAGTAGGCAGTCAAATGGCCATGAAAAAAGCTACCCTGCAAAAACTGCTGGCCGGCTATGTGCGGGATCACCGGCGGGTTAGCGGCAGGGGAGAGACGGAAATCGGGAGAGTGCTGGAGCAATACGTGTACTTGGCCAGCAAAAACGTTTTCCTGCACCGGCAATCCGGCGTCATGCTGCCAATGGTCGGGTTCCAGGCCAAATACTCGCACCTCGGCGAAGCCCTTGGGGAGGCTGTGAAAAGTCGAGGAGAGGTCGAGAAGGTTCACGAGGTCACCTTCGACCCGGGTGAAGAAAAAATATTCGAAAAGGCTGGGGCGAGTTACTACAACCTATGGGACGGCCTGGCCGCCGAAGGTGTGGACGGGGATGCCGGGCCGTGGTTGTCCCATCTGGCACGCATGGTGCCTGATGAGAAGCAGCGGCGGCACCTGGTACAGTGGATGGCCCACACCCTGCAGCATCCAGGGGAAAAAATTAATCATGCGGTGGTGTGGGGGTCCCGGCCAGGCTGCGGCAAGGACACGATCTTATGGCCTCTGATGCAGGCCTTAGGGGAACACGCCCGCAACGTCCAGGCCGACGCTCTGAGCGGTGATTTCAATGAGTATCTGACCAAGAGCAAGCTGGTCGTGTTCCAGGAAGCCCAGCTGGAAGGCGACAATGGGGCGCACATCGAGCGGAAGCTTCGAACCTTGCTGGTGACCCCGCCGGATGAGTTGCGGGTTAACCTGAAGGGCGTGTCGGCCTTTGAGGTGCGCAATTGCGTGTCGGCGGTCATCACAACGAACGCCGAGCACGCACCGTTGGCTGTGCTCGGCGGTGACCGGCGCTATTTCATGCTATGGACCGACATCAGGGTGATGGGCAACGACGGGAACATGCTGCCGGAATGGGCACAATGGTATCGGGACCTGTGGGGATGGATGAAGCAGGGCAGAGGATGGCTCGCCGTGGTGGGATGGCTCATGCGGGTTGATCTCACTGGGTTCGATCCGAAAGCGTCACCGCCGATGACGCAATACAGGGAGGAGACCATCCAGGTCACTAAAGGCGAGCTGGCGAATATGCTGGAGGATATGATTCAGAGCGGGACGATCATGCGCAACCAGTGGTACGAGGTTAGAGAGATTTATGAGATTGTCGCCAGCGACGGGACAAACCTGGGACGCTATGGGATGAAGGCGCCGCCGAGTGAAACGTGGGTAGGCAGAGCGATTTCGAAGGTCACCGGGGCACAAAGGAAGCGAACCAAATCGGCGAGAATGGTCATTTTCAACTGAATTTGCCGAATAACCACCGGGGGATCGTCATCCATGAAAACCCGGCCTTGGAGCCAGGTTAAAGTCGGATGATGGAGTTTTTGTCGGCGGTTAGTCTTTTTTGAATCGCGCAATTATTACCGTCGGTGCCTCTTCACTGTCGGTAACAACGAAGCCTTTACGATCAGTATAGCAGCACCTCAGATCGAACATGTCGGCGTAATGTTCATTTATCCAAACGTTCATGTCATACAGTTTATCCTTCGATGCGTACTTCCTGCTCGTAAAATTAGAACCGAAGTCTGGCGAGTATAGTTCTCGTGTCATCTCAACTTTGACGGTAGGGGTTGGGATCAGTTTGGCAATATAAGCATCAGATCGCGTCGCGAACTTGGAGATAGCTCTTCCCATAAATTTGGCAGCCGAAATTTCATCGACAATTTCCGGAAAATATTCCCGCTTCATCATGAAGTGCTCGTTCCCAACCCAGGTCTCGGATAGGTATAGCGTGTCATGTTTCCGAAATGCCTTTTTAAGTTTGGTTCTTGACAATTTCATTCTGTCCACCCGTTTGATGTTTAAAGTTGAGTCACAATTGCAGTCTACACTAAATCAACATTCTGTCAATATTCATTTGTTCCCGTCTGGAGAGGGAACAGTCGTCACATGGCTGGATATATAATCCGCTGTTAGCCGCCCAATTTGCTTTGTACGGCAGAATGTCCGGTGACGTTCCCCCACAAATCAAGATCGGCAGTCTCCCAGTCATCAACCTGCATGAGATCACTCATGTCCCGATACACTAGCCACAACTGCCGTATCAGATCATCGCGGCGGCTAACAAGCGCCTCAAGCCGACCCTGCGGATCGGCGGCGCTTGGTGTTTCTGTGTTTTGTTCGTCTGTCATTGTCAGTCCTCGCAGGGCGGCTTAGGCTTGGTGTTAGATTTCTTTTCGCCCATTGGTGAATACTCGCGGGTGTTTGCCGTGTAGCCAGCACAACCATCGCATCAACTGCACGGCAGCTTTATCCGGCTGGCGCTGCGCACGCTCCCATTTTGCCAATGTTTCGTAATGCACACCCATTAGCTCGGCCATCTCCTTGCGGCAGATGCCCAGCTTTTCCCTGGCATCTGCTGCGTTCATTCTCCCCCTCTATCCAGTCCGTACAGGCCGCTTTCCAGTCCGTACAGGCCGCTTTCCAGCAGCGTATAAAACACATCACCGCCGTTTTCCTTAACCTCGTCGTGCAGTGCCTTGGTGCACTTCACCAACACCAGATCGCCGTCCACCGCTTGGTTTTCGTCAACCAGATTCATGTCGCCGTCAACCCACTCATGAGCGTCGTCGGTTGCCGCCTCTGCGCTCTCGCCGCTACCTAATATCGAATAACCGAGTTGAATCACTGCGTAGTAGTTGTTGCTCATTTCCGTTTCCTCTCGTTGCTGGGACGCACTGCGCTTCCCTTGATTATTAGTATACACCCAATGGGCGGTATTGCAAGGGAGATCTAACAATTATTTTTAGCTGGCCCGCTCGTCACATGAAATCGAATTTTTCACCTTCCGCCTGGGGCAATGGGCATTCTTGCTTCGAAGGTAATGGGCGTTTGCAACAGGGACATGTGGTCGTCGCTTGACGTTGCATGTGCGCCAGGATATCGGTCTCCGGCGGGGTAAGCGGAATAGGTACACCGGTCCAAGTCAGCACGGTTCCATCTTTCGATCGCTTGCGGTCGAACACGTCAATTTCGGATAACTTTGTCAAAACCTTACCAGTGGGGATGGGACTGCCTCTACCGGTCTTCAGGTATTTCCCAATTAAATTTGAGATGTGCGACGTCAGATATGGAACATTTTCGGCGATTTCGCCGCGCCTGATCGCCTCTCTGAGTGCCGCAATAATATCATTTGTTGAAGCTTTCAATACGCCTGAGTAGTTCATTTCTCACCTTTTACAGAAAATTTAAATTGCATTCAGCTGCAATTCCACCATAACCGTCACGTTAGCAGAATGCAAGCACTGTTTTCGAAACTGCGAGTGTTGCAGTAAAAAACTCTTTATAAATCAACGAGATGACGACAGGCGTCACTAGATGACGAACACTTTACTTTTATGGTCATCTAAACCTCTATTGATTTTATTATATTTTTTACTGTTTGGTGACCGGTGACACTAAAATATAGAAATTGCTACGAGAAGAAAGTGAATAGATTTTTTCACGCAAACTCAGCGTGGCGACCTAAAATTTAGTGACGCAGCGTCAGCTTGTCACCCCCTATCCCGGCGGTATCCCGGCGGTAAACACCTGAGGACAGTCAACATCATTTCAACATTTATTTGTTATTGACTATTCCCTAAAATTCCCCCATGGCACGAAAACGCGAACCAGCACTGGCACCTATCAACCGACAGCACGGCGTGTTTTCTGTCGGTGGCAATGCGTTGATCGAAGCCCGTGAGCAGATCCAGGCGATTGCAATCCAGATCGCCCGGCTGGAGATGTCCAAGACAATTCAGCAGAAATGGGACGGTGACATCGGTGAGTACGTCCACGAGGCGTTCCCTGAGATTGATGTCCCGGCGGTCAAGGCGGCGATCGATGCTCGGTTCAAATTGCTCAACAAAGTGCTGCCGGATCTCAAGCAGGTCGAGATGAAGATCGACGCCGATGTGGAACAAGTCACCACCTCGGTGGACATGAGCGACACCGAACTGGTGAATCGGCTGTTCTATTACCTGAACCAGGCTGAGAAGGGCACTGAGGCCGAGCAGGAAGCCGGTGACGAGGAGTTCAACTTTTTGTGATACCGCAAGGTCAGTCGCCAACCGTTGAGCAATGCGCGGCCCTGGTGCGGGCCATGGCGCCACAGGAGGTCGAAGCGCTCAAGCGCAAGATGCGCCGTGACCTGCCGAAACTGATCCCGCAACCCGGACCTCAAACCGAAGCCATCAACTCCCAGGCTGATGTGCTGCTCTACGGTGGCGCGGCGGGAGGCGGAAAGACGTTTCTGGACATCATCCTGGCGCTGACCAAGCACTATCGCACCCTGTTCGTCCGCAAAGAGGCCGCGCAGCTGGTCCCGGTGAAAGACGAGATCGGTGAGATCCTGGGAAGCATGGACGGATTCTCATCGCAGACAGGTGTTTGGAACGTCCCTGGCGAGGGCCGACAGATCCGATTCGGTGGTGTCAACAACCCTGGCGACGAGACCAAATATCAGGGCGCTCCTCGAGATCTGCTGATCCTGGACGAGGCGGCGAACCTGACAGAACCGGTAGCGCGGTTCCTGATGGGCTGGGTGCGCTCTACTCGACCCGGGCAACGTTGTCGTACGGTGATGTCCTCAAACCCACCGACAGACAGCACAGGGCTTTGGCTGATCGAGTATTTCTCTCCGTGGCTATCACCGACTCATCCCAACCCGGCGACGCCAGGAGAGCTGCGGTGGTTCGCCACGGTCGATGGGCGAGACATTGAGCTGGGCCGGCGAGATCAATTTGTCCTGGTGGACGGTGAGCGGATCCACGACTTCAATCCCGCAGACTATCCACCCGAGGACATCATTACCCCACACAGCAGGACGTTCATCCCGGCCAAGGTGACCGACAACGCCTATCTGCGCAACACCCCATATCTGGCTACGCTTCAGGCGCTGCCTGAGCCGCTGCGCAGCCAGATGCTGCACGGTGATTTCCGCGTATCACTCGATGACGATGCGTATCAGGTTATTCCGACAGAATGGGTGCAGGCCGCGATGGCGCGGTGGCAGCCGCGAGACTCCAAAGGGATTATGGACTCGATGGGCGTGGACCCTGCACGCGGAGGCAGGGACAACACGGTGATCTCCAGACGGCACGGAACCTGGTTCGACAAACTGATCGTCGCCCCCGGTGGTCAGACGCCAGATGGCCCTACGGTGGCCGGGCTGGTGATCGCCAACCGGCGAGATGCCGCCCCAATCCACGTCGATGTGATTGGCATCGGCGCTTCGGTGGTTGATTTTCTCAATTCTAACCAGGTGCAGACGATTGAGGTGAATGGAGCGGAAGGTGTTGAAACGACTGACAAAAGTGGACGAATTCGGTTACGTAATAAACGAGCCGCGTTGTATTGGGCGTTCCGCGAAGCCCTGGATCCGGCCAATGATGTGGGTATCGCGCTGCCGAATGACGACCGTCTGCTGGCAGATCTCACAACGCCTCGGTTCAACGTGAGCCATGCAGGCCTGATCGTTGAATCAAAAGGGGAAATCAAGAAAAGGATCGGAAGATCGCCTGACTTTGGAGACGCGATCGTCTATGCTGGGGAAAATACGCCAAAGGCGGCCCTGGATGCCTGGAACAGGGCGCGTGGCAGGCCGAACATTTCAATTGTGTGAGGAAGTTAATGAAAACTTGGCAGTGCCGTGAAAAGGTTAACGCGTTCAAGATCGGTGGGGTTCGTCATGAGCCGTGATCAAGGCATGGAACCATTACAGCGAGACCAAGAGCCAGATTATTACCGGGAATTGCTCATAGGTTGCGGCAACCGACGAGAAAAGATTCTGCGACATACCAAGCGTCCAGACTGGGAGAACCTGGTCACGTTGGACGTTGACCCAAACTCGAATCCCGATTTCCTGTACGACCTGAATATTCGCCCACTCCCATTTCCAGAAAATAATTTCAATGAGATACACGCCTATGAGGTGCTGGAGCACATCGGCACGCAGGGCGATTGGCGGCGATTCCTGGAAGAGTTTGAGGAGTATTGGCGTATCCTGAAACCAGGAGGCCTGTTGTTCGCTACCGTCCCTCGGTGGGACACGTTGTGGGCATGGGGTGATCCGGGCCATACTCGGGTAATCAATGAGGGCACGCTGATATTCCTGTCCCAACAGGCCTATCGGGATCAAGTCGGCAAGACACCGATGACCGATTACCGGGCTTGGTACAAGGGTAACTTTCACTGCGTCCATCAGAAGAACACCGAGTCTGGATTCGAATTCGTATTGGAGGCGGTGAAGTAGTGGCCAAGAGAAAGATATCCGACGACCAACTCGTAAAGCTGGCCCACCTATATGTGGTCGAGGCCGAAGACTTTTTACGGGAAAAGATCAACCCGGAACGAGATCGCAACCTGCGTTATTACAACGGCGAGGACCCCGACCTCGGCACTGTGGAGGGTCGATCATCCGTCACTGATAACATGTCCTGGGAAGTCGTGCAGTCAGTTCTGCCCTCCCTGATCCGAATCTTCAACAGCGGTGACAAGGTGATCAGCATCGAAGGCCAGACCGAGGAAGATCGGGATCGAGCCGATACCGCCGAGGCCTGGGTGAACTATGTTGAGCAGCGCTGCAACCCAGGATTCGTCAATGACTACACCTGGTTTCAGGACGCACTGATCGAGAAGACGGGTTGGGAGAAGATCTTCTGGGACGTGAAGGAGGAGTCAAAGCCGGTGGCCTATGACGGTCTTACCATGGCCGAACTGGAGGCCCTGAAGCAGGATGAGAACTTCAAGCCGAAAAAGATTGAGCCTGGGATTCCTCAGGAAATGGTGACTCCTGCTGGCCCGAAGCTGGCAGCGACATTCAACGTCGAGGGATACGAGCAGGACACCGACGCTACTCTCCGTGAGATGGTGATCCCGAACGAGGAAGTGCTGTACCTATCTGACGCCACCCTGAACCGGGACTCCTGGCGCTTCGTGGCGCACAAGTGCCGCAAGACGCTGAGTGAGCTGCGAGATTCAGGTTACGACGTGCCTGACGACATTACGGGCCCTGAGATCGATTCCCTGGATACCTCCGACCTGGTGCTGAGTCGCATGGACAGTGCCGACTATTACCGGGACGAGGACGCTTCCAGTCAGTTGTCAGAGATTGACCCGGCGAGCAGGAAGGTGTGGTTCTACGAGTGCTACATGAAGGTCGATCTTAACGGCGATGGGATGACCGAGTGGAATCAGGTCTGCTTCGTCGGTTCTGAGCTGCTGGGAAAGGAAGAGATCGAAGAGCCACCCATGTACTGCATCACGCCCATTATCAAATCCCATCGGCTGACCGGCTACTCCCTAATCGATTCTGTTCATGAAATTCATAGACTTAGTACCAATCTGCATCGACAGATCATGGACGCAATCTATCAATCCATTAACCCAAGATCGGAGATTACTGAAGATGGAATCACTGAGCATACGATTGATGATTATCTCGATAATCAGGTCGGCGGCTATGTTCGGGTAAAGCACGCTGGAACCGTCAATCCGCTTCAGACCTCGGGCCTCCCGCCGTGGGTATTCAGTATCGTCGAGCACTGGCAATCGAAGCTGGAAGCCCGTAGCGGCGTGACACGGTACAACCAAGGCCTCGACTCAGACAGCTTAAATAAAACTGCGTCCGGCATTTCCCAGATCTTCCAGGCCGCCATGCAGCGAGTGGAACTGATCGCTCGCGTGTTCGCCGAGACCGGTATCAGAGACAAGATCCGGGGCCTGCTGGCCCTGTCCACTAAGTACCCCGACTATGTCGGCGAGATGACTGTTCTGCTCGGCGAGAAGCAATGGGACATCACTGCCGAGGCGATTGAGGGGAAATACGATCTGGTGATCAATCCGGCGCTGGGGACGGGAAACAAGGATCAGATGCTGATGCATCTACAGTCCCTGATGCAGGATTACATGGCCCTGGCTCAGGCCGGGCTCGGCCCTGGCAGCGAGCAGGCTATGTTCACGATCAAGAACTTGCATAATGCGATGCGGGAAAAGATCAAGAACATGGGTTATCGCAACTACTCCGATTTCATCCTTGATCCATCCAACCAGGATGCTGAGCGCGATCCAGTGCAACCGCCGAGGGAAGACCCCAGGACCGCCCTGGAGCAGCAGAAACTCCAACAGCAGGCCCAATCGGATCAGACTGATGCGCAACTGGAACAGCAGAAGCTGAAGCAGGAGTATGAGATCAAGATGCGCGAGCTGGCGATTAAGGAGCGTGAACTCACCATCAAGGAAATGGAGATCGGTCAGAATATTGGTATCGCCAAGCTACAGGCTGAGGCCAGTTCTCAGATTCGCCCTGGCGGAGGGGTCCTCACCCCTGAAGAGTTGGCTTTGCGTGAACGAGAACTGGACATCAAGGAGCGTGAGGTGGACGCCAAGGTCAGGCAGTTCGAGCGACAGGTCGCGCCGATGCAGAGCGACGGGGATCTACAATCCATTGCCATGACGCTCCAGGAGTTGGCCGGCGATCTGATGGAGATGCGCAAGCCTAAACGGTTCGAGCGTGACGAGATGGGTCTAATCATCTCGGTCGGCGGTCGACCGGTTACCCGTGATGAGACCGGGAAGATTATTGAGATTGGTGAAGCGGTGCCTGCAACAGGTGTGGGTGAGTCATGACGCCCATTTCCGCGATTTCGAATCTCATCAGTAGAGGCTCTGCTCCCTCTCATTCAAATAGGTCTCGGCGGCCACGTAGTAGGTCGATCCGCCGAGAATATAACCAAGACCTTGAAGGGTAAGTGAGTGTGTATCGTGCGCTTTTCAGACCAACAATTGCAATCGTTTCATGATTCCTGGCGGACCCACCGCAACGAGGTAGACAAACATATCGAACGATTCTTGGCGCACATCACCACGGAAGAGGCTCGGTGGCATGAGCTGATCATGTCTACCCAACAGAACCGCGACCTTATGCGCGAGCACATCGACGCCTATAGAGCCCAGGAACAGGCACTTAAGGAGTTGATCATACTATATGAAACCGGGCAAGCTGGCATTAAAATAGCCAAATGGCTCGGTAAGTTCGCTGTTTGGATGACCAGTCTAAGCGGACTGGCCCTCGCCGGTCACTTTCTTTTAGATCATTTTTTCGGCGGGAGACCGCCCCCTTGAACGGAGATGTTTTGATGAAAACTTATGTAATTTTGTTCATGACCGCCATGGCTGTCATTATCGCCAGCGCCATTGCTCAAGCTGACGGTGACAAGCGCCGTGAGGGTTCGCCGATCCTTCCCCCTGGCGACAACACTTGTTATTACACGCTTCCCGATGGGATCGATCTGGACACATGCGACGCGGTCACCTCCCCAGATCATTCCCAGGTGCTCTTTTTCTGCGATGGTCTGGTCGGTGATGTGATTGTCATCTGCGGCGACAGCGATGAATAAGCCTGAGTTTAGCTTCATTCCACTTGAGCTTTTTCGATGGGAGCGCAATGGCGTTCTCGTCGGAGAATATCATCCCGGCATGTCCTACAACTGCACGGCGGATTCCCGGCATGACGCCTTGCGAAAGCAGTGCGCCGTTTGGGAAAGGGAGGGTAAGATTCAGAAACTCGTCTTGCCCAAAGGCAAGAAATTTAAAATCGTTGAGGTGAAATAATGGCTGCTCAACTGTCCGTTGCCGTGAGAAACGCACGGCTCGATTCGATCGAAAGCACTATCGGGGTGACCCCGTTCCTCGACCTGCGCACTGGAGCGCAACCTGCTGACTGCGCGTCGGCCGACTCAGGCACCGAGGTGGAGCACATGGCGTTACCATCCGATTGGATGGCCGCAGCGGCTTCGGGTTCGAAGGCCAAGGCTGGCACTTGGACCGGCACGGCGGATGCTGACGGCACGGTGGCACATTTCCGAATCAAAGAGTCGACCGACACGACCTGCCACCTGCAGGGCAGCGTGACGGGGACGGGTGGCGGAGGTGACATGGAGCTGGACAACACTGCTGTGACAACCGGTCAAACTATCACCGTGAGTACGTTTACCCTGACCGACGCGAACGCATGACCTATTAAAGGAGCAACACGAACATGACGTACAATGCCGATATGACCTGGATCCAGGTTTCCGGGGTTGCTGGCAACTATGCCAGAATTCTCATTTCGGCCCTCACCGAGGGTCAAAAGGCCTATGACGAATGGCAGTCGTTCCGGGCTGGACGGACGAATCTGGAGATCGCCACCGCCCTATCAGTGACCGAAGCCGCCGTCGCTGATCTGGACTCCTGCTACTCGGCGATGCTGGCGGTTTACAATTACGCCGACAATCAGACCCCCGCGCAAGGGGACTACTTCTATTCTCTGCGCAAATTCAGTTAACTTGGCATAGCCAATGGTCATTGCGATCGCTGCGGGTCCTACCCAGATACTCGATACCTCAAACGGTACGACCCTCAGCGGTTCCTTCATCCTGGCCAATGGTTCGACGACCGGCAGGCGGGTTGAAATAAGTCTCGCCTTCAAGACCTTTTCCAACACAACCCCGCCCGTCGCGACGATTACGTCACTGACTTTCGATGGGGCGGCCTGCACAAGCCAAGTCACCGCGAACGAATACGCCAACAATCAGGACTCGTATTCCGCCATCTTCACCATCGATGATGCCGATCTGCCTGCGACTTCCGGGACCTACACGGTTGCGCTCACTGTTAGCGAGACGATGCAGACCAGGTTCATGGAGGTCATCGAGTACAGTGGCATGGGAACTGTGGCGTCCGTGGCTTCGGATTCGGCTTATGGCACCGCCACTTCGCTGACCCCGGCAACGGCTGGTGATTACCAATCGGCGGTGTTCCAAGCGGCCACCACCTCGTCGATCACATCGTCCCTGACGACGGGTACCGAGCAGTATAACAATCGTATCGGCCAGCAGAGCGTGGCCATGCAGATAACCACCGGGTATGCGACGGGTGGCTCCGTTGCGGTCAGCTTCTCGGCTGATCCTAATTCCGAGACTGGATGCTGCATTGCCTATAACGCGGCGACGACCGGGGTTACTGCCTCAGCCACCATCTCGATGGGGACTCTGACAGCCTCTGCGACCGGGGCGATCGAGGTTGCTTCTACCGCGTCGATCACTCTTGGCGCTGCAACTCTGGCTGCATCCGGCTCGGTGGACGTGGTTGGCTCGGCCCCCATCTCTCTAGGCAGCCTGGGCCTGGCATCCGCAGCGGGGGTTGAGGTCGCCGGCGGGGCTACAGTGGCACTCGGAGCGTTAACCGTCGCCGCGGCAGGCACAGTGGCTGCAGCAGGGACGATATCCGGCACGGCTGACTTTACCCTCGCCGCGTTGACGCTATCGGCTGCCGGATCAGTTGATGTAGTGGCTGACTCGGCGTTCACCCTCGGCGAATTGACACTATCCGCTACCGCAGGTGAGGTAGTAACCACCGGGGGATGGCTTCCGCAAAAACCTCGCAGATCCTACCGTCGGGTGACGACCCCCGACTATGAGGCGTGGCTCGCGGGGGATGTTCCAGAAGAACTGGCGTCGGATGACGATATGCCAGAGCCGGTTGAATACGTCTCTCTGGAACAGGCTGGCGTTGAGATGTCCATCCCGGCCATTGATGTCCCGGTCGTATCTGACGCCGAACGGGTAGAACTGGTGAACCGGTTGCGGTATGAATCAATGCTGGCCATGATCGAAGCGGCTGCGCTACGGGAAGAAACCGAGATTCTAATGGAGGACGAAGAGGTCCTAGAACTACTTATGTTGATGGGTGACATTTGATGGCAAAACCGATTATTAACACTGAACGTGACCGGCAGCATGCCGAAGTGTTGCTGGCCGATCCCATGATTACCGGATTCTTCGCCGAGGCTCAAGAGCAGCTTTTACAAGACTTTCGGATGTCAAAGAATCCACAGGAGCGCGAAGAACTGTTCGCGTATTTGAAAGCGGTCGAGCGGTTGAAATTGCATCTGCAATCCTACATTCAGACCGGGAGACTAAGCGAGATGAAGCGAGGTATCGCATGAGCAATGAAATGGTAACCGAGATTTTAGACGGTCTGGCCAACGAGTATTTGGGCCAGGCTGAAACGCAACCTGAACCCGATGAGAGCTACGACGATGAAGAGCGGAATGAAGAAAGCGTGCCCGATGAAGAAGGAGCGGAAGATGAAGGACTCGAGGGGGGCGAAGAAGGGGAAGACCTGGAGGAAGCAGAAGGGGATGAGGTAGACGAAGCGCCGGAAGGCGTTTCCAAGCTCACCTTGATGGGCAAGGACGGCAAGCCGTTCGACATGGAAATCGACGACCTGCTCAAGGACACCATGCATGAGATCGTTGTCGATGGGAAGTCCGAGTATGTTTCCTACCATGACCTGATCGGTGGATACCAGCGCAACAAAGATTACACCCAGGGCAAGCAGCAGATGGCCGAGCAGCAGCGGGAAATGCTGCCGTACTCCCAACTGGTCAGTTATGCCCGGGAAGACCCGGCTTTTCTGGAGTACGTGAATAACTACTTCCAGACCGGTGGCATGCCGCAAACCGATCCATCACTTCAGATCTCCGACGAGGATCTTGCCAAACTCGTCTCAAGTGACTACGACGAGGATCGCGCCAAGGCTAGGCAGATTCTTTCCGGGCGTGCTACACTTCAGCAAAAGATGCAGGAACGCCAACGAGTTACGCAACAGGCTCAGGCGTACCAGCAGCAACAGTTCACGCAATGGAAGGCGCATGAAGATGCCCGTGCTAAGGAGTTGGTTCCAGATTATGACGATTCGGCAGCGACAGAATTCCTGCGCCGGATTGGATACTCGGATGCCGAACTTCAGCAGGGCGTCATAGATCACCGGCAAAAGCTGATCATTGCGGCAGCGATGCGGGCCATGGGCCAGGGAACCGGTGAACATCGCAGTAACGACAACGGTAAGGCGGCCAAGCCGACCCTGAAGAGCAAGCGCAAGCGCTCCATCCCGCCGAGGGCGGTCAGGTCAGGCACTGGGAAACAGTCACCGTCGAAGACTACGCGATCACAGAAAGCGGCGAAACGCGCTATACAAACTGGGGCAACCCAGGACTGGGCGGATCATCTCTTTGATCGATTAGGTTTTGACAAAATGTGAGGTTTTTCAAATGGCCATTTTTACTGGCACGACTACTGTTTACGGCATGGCCGGTGCGACCGGCATCGGCAAATTCAACCGGGAAGATCTGTCCGATCTGATCACCAACATCGACCCGACCGAAACCCCGTTCATTTCAGGTATCGGCAAGGCCACGGCGAACGCGGTGTTGCATGAGTGGATGCAGGATACTCTTGCGGCAGCTGCTAACAATGCAAACATTGAAGGTAACGAGATTACCTTCACAGCGGCGGGTTCCGGCACCCGGGTCTCCAATCGCACCCAGATCCACGTCAAGTCCATCATCATCTCCGGCACCCAGGACATAGTGAACAAGGCGGGTAAGGGTCGGGAGCTGGCCTATCAGGTCGCCAAGCAGACCAAAGAGATCGCCCGGGACCTGGAGTTTGGGGCACTGAACAACACTCAGTCGGTGACCGGTGGCGCCACGACCGCCCGTCAGATGGAGGGTGTGGCCGGGTGGATCGCAACCAACCAGACCGACAACCTCGGCACGAACACCGTCACGCAGTCTCAGATCGACACCCTGGCCAAGCAAGCTTGGGACGACGGTGGACGGCCTGACAAACTGTTCGTCGGTTCCTACAATAAGACCGTGATCTCTGGATTCACCACTGGCGTGACCAAGAATCTCGACGCACGGGATCGCCGTTTCGTTCATGCGGTCGACGTCTACGAGTCCGACTTCAACGTGCTCAAGGTAATCCCGGATCATTTCACGGTTGCCGACGAGGTTTACGCCATTCAGTCTGATCTGTGGCGGCTCGCCTACCTGCGTCCGCTGAAGCTTCATGACCTGGCAAAGACCGGCGACGCCGAGAAACGTGCGCTGATCATGGAGGTCACTTTGGAGTGCCTGGCGGAATACGGCAACGCTTCCATCATCAACACCACTACTTCGTAACGCATGGCTGACATCATCAGTATGAACGACCCCGGCCACCACAGGCCGGGGCTTGTTGAAAAGTTCAAGCTGGCGATCCTTATCCCCAGCTTGGAAACCTGGCATGGGGCCTTCGGTCTCAATTTCGCCGATCTCTGCAAAAGCCTATCTGAACTTCCCATCGGGCGCGAAAAGTCCGACTGGTTCGCCATCAATCGACAGGGTTCGGATTTGGCCTACAACCGGGAACACATGGTCCTGAGCGCCTTGGAAGATCCGGACGTTACGCACATCCTATGGCTGGACTCCGACATGAAGTTTCCCCCGGATACCTGTCACTGGATGGTTAACCGTCACGAGGACATCGTGATCGCGAACTATCCCAGGCGGCAGGTTCCAAGCTGGCCGGTCACCAAGTCGCTTGATAACGAGTGGCTCCCGACTAGAGACAGTGATCATGGATTGCAGGAAGTTCGAGGCGGCGGTCTCGGTGTGGCCCTGTTTTGCCGAGAAGTGTTCGAGTCGATCCGGCGTCCATGGTTTCGATTCGAGTGGGTTATCGAGAATGGCGATCTGAAGCGGATCAGCGAGGACGTGAATCTGTTCGACAAGTGCCGGAAAGCAGGCTACAAGGTTATGCTCGATCACGATCTGTCGAAGTTCGTGGAACACATAGGTTCGTTCGAGTACAACTATCACATGATGTACACGGAAAATGAGGGGGTGATTGGTGCAAGTTCTTCGAAATGAATGGGACTCCGACATTCGTACCATCGTCGACGGCGACGATGATGGGAATCTATTCATCCGGCACGAACAGGAGGTTGCCCCGATCATCGATCACAACCGAAAGATTTCCAATCACGTCGGCAAGGCGATCCCGAAGAATAAGGATAATCTTCGGTGGATTGCCCGTATTCCGTCGACCGTGCTACATGATTTGATGTTTCGTGGCGTCATCTCAGAGGGTGCCGATGGATGGCATGTGATGAACGAAAAAACGCTGCGGAAAGTTTTAAACGACCCCGACTTTCGGGGGCTTCGAACCTGTGAGGGTAGAGTGTGAAATACAAATTGTACAAGGCCGTGGACGACGGTCGTCTCTATACCGCCAGCATCGTGCTGCCGGATGGATTTTATCGGATCATGCAATTGACCCGTGACAACCACAAGAACCTCGAAACTGCTGTAGCCCAACGTGGATATATCGTTGAGGAACTTCCAGACAACGATAAACGAAAATGCGGTATCTATTCCGAGTGGGATGACAAGCGATGTACTGAGGCATCGGTGAAGTCTGCCTTCGAGGTTCACGGCGGCGGCATGGATCGAGTTGAGTTCTTGGCCGACAAGGATCCGGTCGACGATGCCACCGAACGCCTCGGCTGGTCAAAGGCCCGTATCCGGGAATCCAAGGGTATTCGTGGAGCGCGGCGACGCGGCGGTCAGGAAGTGCGTACCGGCAACACGGTGGAAGATCTCAGCAAGGCGCTCGGCGCGATGGGTATCGGGTTTGAGCGCGGGACCAATAAACAGGACATGGAGCGGCTGTTGGAACAGGCGATCGCCGGAAGGTAAGCTGTGGCCATCTCTACCTACGCCGAACTACAGACTGCCATTGAGACATGGGCCGAGGACACGACACACACCGCGTTGTTGCCCGACTTCATTGCCCTGGCCGAGAAGAAGATATTCCGTCGACTAAAGGGCAACGACAGGCTGACGGTGAGCACGTCCACGAGCACAGTAGCCGGAACCTCGACCATCAGTAAGCCGACTCGGTATAAGGGCGTGAAGCACATCTCGTTGGCTGCCGGTGGAGGGTCAATTACCATTCCGAGATTAAATCTCGACCAGGCCAAGGACTGGTACTCGTTCTATGAGAATGGAGTGCCTAGGGGTTGGGTTGAACACTCGGATAGTTTCGAGTTTTCCCCAATCCCGGATGCGGTCTATGTGGTCACCATCGAGTATTACCAAGAACGAGAATCCCTGTCTGGCTCGGTAGCAACCAATGACATTCTGACCAACTTCCCGGATCTCTACCTTCAAGGCTCGTTGATGGAGTTCTATGACTTTCTGCGAGACCGCGATGGGAAGGCGATGGCCGCTGAGAACCTGGCCTTGGCTTGGGATTCGGTAATGAAGGACATAACCTCACGGTCGGCAATGGGCCGACCCCGCGTATTGCTCGATAGGCCGACACCATGACAGTTGAAAGCGTAACATACATATCTGATCTGGATGATACGAATCCGGTCAGTGACGGCACTGATTTCGCAGCCGAGGGTGATAATCATATTCGGAACATCAAGACCGGCTTGGCTGGAAGCTTCCCTAATTTCGTAGGGGCCGCGGTGACGGCGACCGAGGCCGAACTGAATCTGTTGGACGGAAAGACCTCGGTTGCCACGTTGGGCCCCAACACATTCACAGATTACCAAGTCATCGCGTCCGCAACCCCGTCCTTGACACTAAACGAGACGGACGCCACTACTGATTCGAAAATCTGGCAATGGATAGCGACCGATGAAGTTTGTCTCCTTCGGACGCGTAACGACGCTTATGTGGGAGGAATTAACGTCCTGACAGTCACTCGTTCCGGACTCACACCCTTGGTACTGGACGTTCCCGTGGCCGAGTTGCACAACGGCGGATCGCGGGTTTTGACTGAACTCGATATTATTCAAAAGGCTAAGACTGCCGACGAGACTGTTACCAGTTCCACCGTTGTCCAGGCCGACGACCATCTCGTCGCGCCCCTTGAAGCTGGGACCCGCTATGCGTTCGAATTGTTTATGATTTACTCGTCTGGCACTTCGGGCGGTTTAACGTACGGGTTCACGTTTCCAACCGGATCAGATGGCAAATTCAAGCTTCCTACGTTATCTACCGCGTACAGTCTTACCGCACAAGTGGCGACTAACTCGTATGGCAACGTATATATAGCGCGTATCGATGGAACGATCACTACGGCGGCAACGCCGGGCAATCTGGGCCTGGCTTGGGCCCAGAGTGTTAGCGATCCGGTAGGCACGACGATACACGCTGGGTCTTGGCTGCGGGTTACCAAGGCGCAATAACGTGCTACAGCAAATTAAGAAGCTCGGTGAAATAGGTCTGGTTAAAGACACGTCTGATGTCGAACTTCCGCCTAACGCATGGACAGTGCTCAACAACGTTCGCTTGATCAACGGGGCGATTGAGAATGTAGCCGGTTATAGCGAGTATGTTACTCCGACAGGAACCCCCTATTCCCTGTCACAGATCCTTTATGATTCAATTTATTACCTGCTATATGCCTCCGACACCCCCACGGCTGATGGGGTGGTCGACGCCATTTACTCCTACAATGGGACTACTCATACGGACATTTCACGCTACACGACCACCCCCGGGGATGACCCATACACGGGATCGACGTCGCAGCGGTGGGGCCTTACTGTACTCGATCAGATCCCGGTGCTGAACAACGGTAAGGACGAACCTCAATACTGGGCCGTCCCAGGTACCGGCAACCTTGCCAATTTACCCTATGACGCGACCAATGATTGGAGTGACGTGTTGCTGTCAGCCAAGGTTATTGCGGCTTATAAGAACTTCCTCGTTGCCTTTAACATCATTAGCAACGTCACACATTGGCCGCACATGGTGTGGTGGTCAGAAGTTGCCGATCCAGGCAGCATTCCGTCGACCTGGGATTACACCGACGCAACCTCACTGGCCGGAAGAACCGTACTGGCCGGCACTGAGGGCCACATCGTTGATGCGATCCCCATGCGTGATGACCTGCTCGTTTATAAGACTGACGCGGTATATCGGATGAGTTTTGTTGGTGGCACGTTGCTGTTCAGGTTCCAACGCATCAAGGGTATGCGCGGCGCGTTGTCCGCCGGTTGCGTGGCCGAGATCGATGGGAGGCATTTGGTAGTTGGGGACGGGGATATCTATATCCATGATGGGCAGAACCCTGTATCCATCGCGGAGGATAAATATCGTGATTGGTTCCTTTCTGCGTTGAATACTGACCATTACCAAAATATTCAGATACGACTGTTAAAGTCAAAATCAGAAGCATGGATAGGCTTCCCGTCAACCGCATCGTCTGGAGCGATGGACAAGGCGTTGATCTGGAACTGGGTTGATAATACGGCGTCGATTAGAGACCTGCCTAACATATTCGACATGGCCGAGGCGATTCTCGTTCAGAGCCCGCCGACGTGGAATGATTGGGGCGCGGTGACGTGGAATGCACTGGCATCGACGACTTGGGATAGTGTTCCTTTTTCACCGGCGGCTGAGACCATCCTCGGCGCAGGTTCCACGATTTGGAAGTTCGAAAGTGGCCTACAAGCAGCAGGTTCTAACATCGTTTGCAAGGCTTCTCGCACTGGGTTAAAGCCCGGTGATAGCGACGACGATTCGAAGTTCTTGCTCCGTTACATCTATCCCCGAGCGTATGGGTCAGCCACGTTATCCGTTAGAGTCGGGCACGCCGATACGCCTGAGGGAGAGATAATCTGGCATGATCCGATACCATTTGTAATAGGAACCGACCGTCGAGTTTCGACTCGATGCAAAGGCCGCTTCTTTGCCATCGAGTTCAGTAGTAACCAAAATGCAAGCTGGCGAGTCGACTCCTACAACGTGGAATTTTCCAAGGCCGGCAGATGAGTCAATATTTACCAACTCCATCGCCGTTATCCGAACATGGATTGGAGGTGCATTCAGAATGGATCGAGCGTGAACTGTGGGCCATCCGTAGCGCCATGGTACAGCCGTCCATGGGAACCCCGCAAAACGTCTTGGAACTTTACGACAACCAGGCCACGGTGTACGGGGCAGGTGTAACCCTGGTGAGTTGGGCTGCGGTTGAGGACACCGGAAGTAAGTTGGATTCCTATTGGAACAGTGCAGATCCGACCAACGTCATTATCCCGAAAGGATGCAGCTACATAACTGTCACTGCAATGATTTACGAGGCGTCGATCACCGCGGGGACAACCGGGTTGATTGTGTCTCTTAACAGCTTTGCTGAGAATAGGAACCCGCGCCAGATAGCTTATCAAGGGGCAGCGTCTACGGAAACCCGACTCCTATCAGCCGGTCCCATGTTCCACAACAATGTTGGATACCTACAACTCTACGTGTTAAACAACACCGGGTCCAACCTGACAGCGGCTGCGAATAGAACAAGAATGTGGGTGCAGTTCTTATGAATAGTGTTGAAGTGCAACCGATCAATAGGCTATGGGTTGATAAGGTGTGGGTGGACATTGCGCCGTTCATTCAACGGGCATTGGACAAGTCGACGCATTACATGAACCTCCAGGACGTTTTGGAGGAGCTGCTCAATGGCAGGATGCAAGCCGTTATGGTGTTTGACGAGTCTAAGATTATTGGGGTCTGCACTACTGAGGTCGTGCAGACCAAGCGTAAGAAGATTTTCAGGGTTGTGCATCTCGGCGGGGACGACATGGAAGAATGGTTATCAGCACTGGTTGAAACGGTTCGCGAAGGGGCGATGAACATTGGAGCAACCGAGGTGGAAGTATGGGGACGACGGGGATGGAACCGCGCTCTTTCGTGCTACAATCCTATTGAAGCATATACGGTTTTTACCTTTGAGGTGTGCCCATGAGTTCAGGCGGCGGCGGCGGCGACACTACGCAAATTCAAAAGGCTGACCCGTGGGCCAGGCAGCAACCGTATTTGACCTCGGGATTTTCGCAGGCACTGGAGAACTACAACACCCCGTACGAATATTATCCTGGGCAAACATTCGTCCCCCGTGGTCAGTATGAACTGGGAGCTGATTACGGGATGCTACAGTACGCAAACCAGGGGATGATACCGCAGGCCGCACAGGCCGTTGGCACCCAAAGTCAGATGCTTAACGCCCCCGACTTGGCCAACAACCCTTATGTGGCGCAGTACACCAAGGCCATGAATGAGCGGTTGGCCACCGATTTCAATCAGAACGTAATGCCAGGAATTCGAGGGGACGCGGTGGCAGCCGGCCAGGTCGGAAGTTCTCGCCAGGGCGTTGCCGAGGGCCTTGCGTCCCAGGGCCTCAGTCGAGCCATGGCCGATCAGACCGCGCAGTTCTATAATCAAGCCTATGGTCAGGGTCTTGATCAGCAAGTCAAGGCAATGGCACTGGCTCCTCAGACCATGGGCCTGGGGCTGATGCCATACCAGACCATGGCGGAGGTCGGCGGCAGGTTCACAGGCGACCAACAGCAGTATCTGAACGAAGATATGGCCCGATGGCAGTTCGCCCAGTCGGAGCGTGATGCCGCGCTGAGTCGCTACATGTCGACGATTCGTGGAGACTTCGGTGGAAGTACCACGACCACCGGCCCGAATCCAAACGCGAGCAGCCCGCTGGCGAACGCGGCGGGAGGGGCAATGACTGGCGGGGCCCTAGCCGGTGCAACCATGGGGTCGGCGGCTGGGCCATGGGGTATGGCAGCCGGCGCGGTGATCGGACTTTTAATGAGTTAACCTATGTATAATCTCGGTGGCTATCAGCCTTATAATCAAAGCACGGCGTATGGCGGATACTCAGGGCATCAACCCGCATCTCCATTTCCAAACTTCCAGCAGATGTTCGGGCAGAGTTACGGTTATGGCCTGTCTCCCTTCATGACGCCAAGCTTCGGCCAGTCCATGAGTCAGAACGCGGGGCGACAGATGCCTCAATACCGGAACCAGTATCAGCAGATGCCAGGTTATCAGTTGCAAAACCAAACCCAGCAGGCTTTCCAGCCGTCGTCGATTGCCTCTCCGCAAGCCGCTTATGCTGCTCCCCAAGCCACCGCCTTGCAGGGAGGAGTCGCGCCAACGATCGACCAGAGGATGAGGTCGATACTGGGGCGGCAGCCGTACGGAACTAGTATCTCGTGAGGTCGTTATGCTCGACATATTCAATTACCCAGGCCTAACACCGGAGCAACAGAAGGCGCTTCAGCAACGGGCCATGTTGCAGGCAGGGCTCGCCATGCTTGGTGCCCGTGGTACTTACGGTAGCGCCGGGGCGGCAATCGCGCAAGGCGGCCAGGCAGGCCTTCAAGCGGCGGACCAGTACGCCGCGAATCTTCAGAAGATGGGCAACACGGCTGAACTTCTGGCGATGAAGAAACGGGCTGAGAAGAATCAACAGACCGAGTACCAGGACAAGATGGCCATGGAACAAGCTAAGTTCGGGCTCAAAGAGCAGCAATCCGCTGAGGGGATCCGCCATAACAAAGCCTGGGAAGCAATTCAGCGGAAGATAGCCGAGCAGCGTGGACGCGGCGGAGCCATGAGTCCAGAAATGCTTCAGATGCTTGGCGGCGCCGGGCAGCAGGCCATTCCGCCCTGGGCGAGACAAGAGGCGCAATCCGTAGCCACCTCGCCACAACCGACGCCTGCGCCACAACCGACGCCTGCGCCACAACCGACGCCTGCGCCGCGACAATCTGACGCGCCTAAGACCGTTAAGATCGGCAGAATGCAGATGGACGCCAATATGGTCAATGCCCTGACGAAGAGCATTGAGAGGCAGGTTAACTCAGGGTCGATCCGATCGAAGTCTCAGGTCGAGGAGAAAGTGAAGCTGCTCGATCAGATTCGCGACGCCGGCATGGGTGACCCGCTGCTGATAGAACAACTCAAGGCGCGCCTGTTCGGTGTGCAGTAATGGCCGATTATAAGGCTTATCGCACCCCATCTGAATCCGAATTCCGCCAGTGGTACGGACAGCAGGGTTACACCACCGACGAGATCGATCAGCTTTGGGGATCCAGTGGATTCGGGTTCGATTACTGGGACGCCTTCAAGCTCGGCCTGAAACATGGCTATGAGGGACTGAAGCAGTCCACCGGTGATCTGGTCAACATGGCTGCCCCCGGCTACGGATACTCTCTAGTGCAGGACGCCAAGCGGGAGATGGCGAACTCTCCATTGCCGGCTGATCTGCGCGGACGTCTCTACGACAATCCCGAGCTTTTGAAAGATCCTCGGACGTGGGCCTATGGGTTTGGCCAGGTATTCCCGTCAGTGGGTCTAAGTATCGGCATGGGCGGCCTAGGTTACCTGGCCACGGGTTCCCGGTGGGCCGCCGCCATCGCATCTGGTGTGGCGGGTGGCGCCATGGAGGCCGGGCCAACTTACGAGAAGGCTTTAGAACTCGGACAGCAACCCGGGCAGGCCAGGCTGTCGGCGCTGGAGCAGGGCCTTGCGGTTACAGGGTTAAATGCCGTGCCCGCCGCTAGACTGTTCGGGCCCATCGGCAAGCTGGGACGGTTGGGAAAGGCTACACAGGTCGGTATGGCCGAGGCGGTCACCGAGGTTGCCGAAGGGCCGGCTGAGGCTATGATCCTCGGAACTGACGTATATCAGGCGTTCAAGGACGAGTTGAACGTTGCTCCAGGATCATTCCTTGCCGGTGCCTTGTTCGGGTCATTCGGCTCTCGCCGTTCTCCCATGGAAGCGCAGGCTGAGGACATGGCGATGGGTGGTGATCCAGAGCAAGTCATGGCCGACCAGACCATGGGGCCAAGTCGTGAAGATATGGTCAAGCTTCAGGAAGAATACACCTTCCGCCAGTACGAAGAGGAACGCATGTGGCAGGCCAGGGACGGCGAGGAGCGAGCACAGAAGACGCAAGAAGACCTCATGTGGCGTCAGTATGAAGAGGATCAGGCGCAGGGTGTTAAGCGATCACAGGACGTCGAGAAGGCCTATCGGGATCTCCAGCGGCAAGCCGACCTCGATCAGCAGGTGAAGGCCTCTCAGGAAGACGAAGTCTTCAACATCATGGAACCGGCGCTCGATCTGCCGCAATCGATAGAGCAGGAACTGATCGCTTCTAAGCTGGCCAACGCGGCTTCGAGCAAAGAGTTGAATCAGATGCAAGGGGCGTTCGCTAACGCGCTGGTCCAGCTCCCAAGCGGTGTACAGGACGGCGTCAGGCGCACGGGCCTGGTCGAGACGCGTAAGCAACAGGCACAACGGGACGACCCCGCCAGGTTGTTGCCGCCGATCGCCGAGCAAGCCCAGAACAACCCGGTGCAGGTGCAGAATCGCGCCATGGAACTGGCCGACCAGGCGCTGACCGGTTCCACCCCGGTGATCAAGGCCTCCCCTGCCGAACAGCAGGCGGTGACCAGGGCGGTGCAAAACGTCAATGCCCCCATGCAGCAGCGGAGCTACCCGCAAGGCGTGTCCGTGCAGCAAACCCCCAGGGGGCACGCCGTGGTTGCGAACGGTCAGCCTGTAGCGAGTTTCAAGAGTCCTATGCAGGCCGAGGTGTTCGCCCAGTTGTACAAGCCCGAGGTTCAAGTTCCTGATCTTCCGTTGCCTCCGTTGATCGATCAGATGGGCGAAGCGAAAACCCGCTTCACCAAGGCCATGCTGGATGGTCCGGCGCAATCACAGCGCCTGCAGGTCAGTAGCGACGGACTGACCCTACTGTCAAACGATGTCACCCGGCGCAAAGCAGGGGACACCTCGGCCGAGCGGCTGGGCACGATTGATCAGGCCAATTACCAGCAGGCGGTCATGCTCGATCGTGCGATGACGAACCTCACGGCCTGGGGCATGCCGTCCGCAACCTTGATCGGTCTGGATGGCGTAACAGTCCATCGAGGCAACGCTACCGGTTCGATCGGTGCGTATATCGAGTACGCCAACGGTGACAGAACCATCAGCTTAGACGGCGACATGCTGGGCGGGCATTTCCAGATCAATGATTCTCAGTATCCGACCTTCGCCCTGGCCCATGAGCTTGGCCACCATCTTGGAAACGAGTACGCGCTTCGATCCGAACTGTTCCAACCTACCGGCGCAGTCGCTCAGGAGTTAAACAGGGTCTACCGTAACCAGGATGAAATGGGCGTCTGGCGGGATCTGACCTATCCGATGATGTATGTCGAGCGGGTTGCCGAAGATGCCACCTACATCCCAAAGATCGCCAAGGAAGCGTTCGCGCAACTCCATGCGATCTATTACACCTACGGATCAACCGACACTGGGCGGGCCTACCTCAAAGCCCTGATGCCGCGATCCATGCAACTGATGGACGAGGTGAAACGTGCTCTCAATACAGCTACAACTCAGCAACGCGCAACGGCTTTACACAAGGCGTTTCGGCTCAGAAGTACCCCCGCAAGCGATTCGCCGGTGGTCACCCGAGGACCTGCTGTTGTGGCTTCAGAAGTCCCTGGCGGTGGGCGAACCGGTGGAGGAGTTCAAGAACATGGGATGGCCGGAACCTTCCGAGCAGATTACATCGATAGACGTGTAGCCGGCGACCTTACCTACACCAACTTCGAAGCCCTCAAAAAACCAAACGGTCAAGTCTATGCGGAAATAAAAAAGCAGGGCCTCACGTCTCCAGATGAAGTCCTATCTGGAATCGATAGCGCGGTTTCGAAGGTGCGGGATTTACAGCCAATCGCCTTTCGCTTTTATGATGATGTCGGACAATACCTGGCTATCGTTTCCAATGGCGATCGCTCAGTCCTTGATAGGTACGCACGTACACTAGCGATCCTGTCCACCGATTCCAACACGGCCAGGGACTTCGCCTGGTGGCGCAAGGCGGTGGACGCGATGCAGACCGCCGAGCGTGACGGTGGGCCAATGAGCGACGTGGCCACACAGTTCGTCCAGTATCCGGAGGCGATGCGAGGCAATATCGACGCGGCGCAGAAGGCCGAGGCATTCACCCGGGACCTGCGCGGCGTCGGACCGAAAGTCATGGCGTTCTATCAGAACCTGATGGACGGGGCGACAGGCAAGAATCGCTGGCCCAATGCCGTAGTGGTTGACAATCCGACATTCAAAGAGATGGGCGGCACGGGTAAGGGCATGGTGGACGAGCGGTCCTATCGCCTCGGAACCGAGATGCTGCGTCAGGTCACCGACGAGGTGAACCAGGCCATCGGCTCGAATTGGCTGCCACGGCACATTCAATCCGCACTGACCGGCGCCGGAGACGGTAAGGCTGCCCAATTCGCTGCGCAGTTGCAGGACCAGTCGCGCAGTTTGACGGCCAGCACGGTGCCCTCTCCAACCACTTCTACCTGGGCGGCCAGTCTCCCTGTGGCCCAGTCCAAGCAATTCGACGCCGGAACGAAAGCCCTGATCATAGACAAGCAAGGGAACGACCTGCTGTCCAAGGTGCTTGGCCTTCCAGGGTTCTCGGGTGACGCTCTCGGCGGCCAGCTGCCAGGGGTCGCCACGCTTCGCACTTCACAACGGTTCAACCGGCAGCAGGTCCGCGCCTACGCCAGAGGCTTGCAGTACATCTATCAACTGGACCAGGTGCCGTGGTTCAGGCCAGATCCGACGGCGCAACACAACGCCGTTGTGCTGACGACCCGGGGCGGGTTGAACGAGAATGAGATGGACACCCTGCAGCACGAGCTCGGCGCGGGTGTCGGCTTCCACAAGATCGGTCCGGACACCGTTCTGCTGACCGGTGACAATGCATTTCAGGCCGCCGAGAGGGCCATTGACAATGAACGAATCGAATCCGCGCAAATGGTCGGGGTGGAGACCGAATCCGGACCGGTCCACAACTGGGCCGAAGACCCCAAGGGAAAACGGATCCTCGACGCCGCCGTTACCGAAGCGATATCCGCGCCTGGGGGTAGCCGAATCGACCCATCCGTTCTACGCGAATGGCTATCTGATCGCCACGCCACGCATCGCAAATATCAGCAGGAACAAAGAGCCGCGCTGAGCCATGAAGCGAAGATCGGAAAAGTGGATTACATGGAGGCGCCAGAACATGAGCCGCGCTTCGAGAACCAACGCCCCAATACCGAGTATGCCGGCTCGATCAACAGAAAACACTGGGTGCCGAACGACGCGCTCGACAACGAGGCGGCGGTGTGGGAGATCACTGAGGGAATGAACCAGGAATTCGAGAAGGAATTCGTGAAGCAACGCCGGGGGGTTCGGTCCTGGGGAACCACCGAGAGAGCGGCGGCTGCGCTTGGCATGAGCGAGGAGAGCCTGATCAAGACCAAGATTGGGCGGGCGGGCAACGCCGAACAGCTGGAACGTGCCCGGTTCCTTGCCGTGCGGGCCGCTGAGGACCTGACCGCGGCGAACAAGGCGTATCGGGAGACTCACTCAGACCAGGATGCAATCGCCCTGGAGACGGCTCGTGCGCGGGCTGCGTTAATCATTCGAGCCTACCAGGGCCTGGCCACCGAGGCCGGTCGAGCGCTCAACATCCTGAAGAAAGACACGGCCAGGATCAAGAATGTGGGTCGACTGCTGGATGACCTTGGCGGTAAGGATCAGCGGGATGCGTTCTCGAACATGCTGGAGCACATGCAGACCACCGGGCAGATCAACAACTTCGCCAACGAGTCGCTGAAGGCAACCACCAGTGATGTGCTGCTGGAGATCTGGATCAACTCGTTACTGTCCGGGCCTCAGACCCACGCGGTTAACACGTTCTCGAACGGCCTGGTGTCCCTGTTCTCTGACCTGGAGACTTGGGTGGCTGCCGGCATCGGGTCGCTTCACGGCGGTAACAAGATCAGCTTCCGCGAGGCGGTTAGCTACGCCACCGGCACCTTGGAAGGGGCCTTCAAGGGCCTGAAACTGGCCCGCACCGCGTTCAATACCGAGATCCCAAGTGGTGAAGGCAAGATGGAGGCTCGTCGCTATCAGGCCATCTCAGCCGAGAAGCTGGGCATAACTAACCCGGGTCGGGCGGCTGCCGTTGATAAGCTGGGTCGTATCATTCGCACCCCGGGCAGGGCCCTGCTCGCTGGAGATGAACTGTTCAAGTCCGTGGCCCGCACCAAGAAGCTGCATCAGTTGGCCATGCGCGAGGCGCTGCGAAACGCCAAGGACTCAGCGCAGGTCCGCACCCTATACCAGCAGTATCGCGAATCTCCCACCGAGGAGATGTTGGACGAGGCGCAGACCTGGGCAGACTACCAGACCTTCACCAAGGAGCTGGGCCAGTTCGGCAAGCAGATCCAGAACCTGGCCGCCAAGCATCCGCTGATGCGGGTATTGATCCCGTTTATTCGTACCCCGACCAACATTGTGAAGTTCGCTATCGAGCGGACACCCATTGCGCCTATTTTCAAGCAGACTCGCGATGATCTCCTGGGTAAGAACGGCAATATCGCCAGGGACGAAGCGATGTCCCGCATGCTCATCGGCTCGTCCATCGGCGCGCTCACCATGTACCTGACGGCGCAGGGCCTGATCACCGGCGGTGGGCCTGATGATGGAAGGGAACGCAATGCTATGCGCTCGAACGGATGGCAGCCATACTCATTCCTGATTGGAGACAAGTATGTGGCGTTCAATCGCCTGGAGCCGCTCGGCATGCTGCTCGGCATCGCCGCCGACTCGGTTGAGGTGTGGGAGGCGTTGAGTGAGGATGATCAGAACAACCTGGCAAGCTTAATGCTAATCTCGATATCAAAGAACTTGACCAGTAAAACGTGGTTGAGAGGCATTTCGGAGGCTGTAAATGCACTCACTGACCCAGATCGATATGGGCCGTATTATGTCAGAAATCTACTGGGCACTGTTGTTCCTACTGGTCTTGCGCAGTTGGCGAGGGTAGACGACCCGGCACTGCGCGACGCTCAAACCATCCTTGACAAGATCAAGAGTCGCATCCCGGGCATGACCCGCCAAGTGCCGATGCGCTATGACATTCTGGGCAATGAGATCCGTCTTGAAGGGGCTGTTGGCCCAGATCTATTGTCGCCATTTTACGTGGCTCAGAGACAACACGACCCGATCATCGCGGCGATGAAGGAAGTCGACTACTTCCCAGGTATGCCAACCCGAAAGGTGTTCGGCGTGAAACTGTCGCCGGATCAATACTCGGAGTACATTCGCCTTGCCGGCACGGGGGCCAGACTCATGCTTCAGGGCGTGGTAAGACTGAACGCTTATCGAATGCTGTCGGTTGCCGAGAAGGAACGGATCTTGGAAAAGGCGTTTCGCGAATCCAAGAAGATGGCCAGACTATTGTTGATCAAACGCTATCCTGATCTGGCCCTGCAACTGCGGGCGGCGGAGGCCAGGAAGAAACTGGATAAGATGCAACGTTCACCGGTTGGGCAAACGCTTTACAAACAGATTGGGTATATGTGATGCCATACACCAGAAAACAGTGCAATCTCTTCTTTGCAAAGAAAAGCCGGGGAGAAAAGGTACCCGGCGACATTCGGCCAAAATGCAAGAAAGGTAAGACAGTCAAACCCCGTCGAACTCGACGTAAAGCGTGATCGTATAAAGCATTGCGGTCAACAGGCCTTTATTCTGCCTTGTCACTTTACTCTCCTGAGCTTCGGTTTATCGGTTCTTTCTGGATGTGGAAATTCGTCTAGCTTCTTTTCAAAATACCTGTCATACAGAATTAGTACCAACACGGCGAAGATGCACAGCATGAACGCCAGATAAATTATGGCACCGATGACGCTAATCAATGTCGTAGTCCCGTATTGATCCACCGTCAGTCTTTGCTTCCAACTTTTCCAATCGCTCAATGATGTTGGCGATATTCATAGCCATCATTTCAATAACCTGACCGAGTTGATTGGCGACTTGTTTTGAAGTCGGAGATTGGGTTTCGATTGTCATAGGTTGTGCTCCTCTCTATACTTTTTGATTGCGGCCCTTAGACCGTGCTGGGTTGCATCCTTGCTCTCTAACGCGATACTGACTGCCTGGTCCATGGTGTTCTCAGTCAGTATCCTGTAACAGCGAACAGGCTCGCCCTGCCCCTGTCGGTGGAGTCGCTTGTTCATCTGAAGATATAGCTCAAGACTCCAAGGTATCCCAAACCAAACAAGAATCGATCCTCCGATTTGAAGACCGTCAGTTCCATGACCGACGCTTGCCGGATGACCGATCAGAAGTTTTATCCTTCCGTCCGAAAAATCTGAAATGGCCTGATTGAAATCTTTACCGTTCATCCCGGTGAGATCCACCGCGAACTTGAACCGCTTCTTAATCCTGGTCGCGTCAGTGCGGAATAGGTAGCCAAGCAGCACCGGGTTCCCGGCGGATTCTTCGAGAATGTCGTCGAGCACGTCCAGCTTCGAGTCATGGACCCGTGACCATTCTCGGGTCTCGGTGTTGGTATAAATCGCGCCGTTTGAATACTGGATCAGCTTGTTGATCTTGGCAGCTTCATTGGATACGTCGATTTTAGATCCATCATCCAGCTCTAAAAAGAATTCTTTTTCGAGTTGCGCGTATTCACGCCGATGCTTATTCGACAGTGAGACTGTGATATCTTGCGTGACGAATGCGGGTAGTTTTAGATAGTCCTCTTCAGACATCTCCAATGTGATGTCGGCTATCTGTCGATGGATTTGATCTTGGTCCGTGCATTCGTAAGAGTAACCGCCATATCCAGTCGACTTGAAATAATTGTTTCTGAAATCGGAAACGTTTCTCCCCAGACGGATGCCGTCATCAATGATCCGATATTGCCCAAATAAATCAATGAGACCGTTGCTGGCTGGTGTCCCGGTGAGACCTGTTCGCCATTGAAAGGAGTCTAACAGCGCCGGGTACGATTTGCCGTTATCGTCGGTTGTGCTGAGCAAAGCCTTGGAGCGTTGGGTCTCCGAGTTCTTCATCTTTGACGACTCGTCCAGCACCAGGAAGTCCCAAGGAACGGGGTGCCCCTTCGAAAGACAGTAATGGCGCAGCTGCACGGTTAGCCATGGCAGGTTTTCATAGTTGATGAGATGCACGTCGGCCTTGCGAAACACCGCATGAATACGTTCACTCGGCGTCCCAATGATGTGGGAAAATGTCATGTGTTTCAGATGTGACCATTTTCGCGCTTCCTTTTCCCACACCGACTGGACCACTCGAAGCGGACCACATACCAAAGCGCCTCGGATCGCGTCATGTTTCCTCAAATGGCTGATGGTGCTTAGAGTGATTGGGGTTTTGCCGCTACCCATGAAGAGAAACAACATAGACCGACGATTAGCAATCTGATGATTGATTGCCCGGCGCTGGTAATCGTGGAAGTTATGAGGATAAAGCATCGATCTTCCTTCTAGATTCTTTCAATACCTCCGCATATTTCCTCCCCCGACGAAGGGTTTGCAGATTGCCGTCGGAACGAACAACTTTTATCGTCGGCCGCGCACGGTCAGGTTCGGTTATGATGTATTTCCTGCCGTCGATGATCATTAGAACGTCTCGCTCATGATGTCTATTATATTTTTTCCATGGTCGATGTCATCGCACACAACCACCGTGCACCCTTGGCCATGCAGCTTCGCATGCTCCCGCAACTGAGCGGCGGTTGGCGTGCCGCCCGAGCGTTTGAACTCAATGAAGAACATGCCGCCGTGCTTCAATAGAAACATCCTGTCAGGGACGGCTCGTTGAGATGGACTGGTGAATTTGTACACAAGGATCCCTTTTCTCCTGGCATAAGCGACTACCGCTTTTTCAATGTCCTTTTCCAGTAGTTTCTTTTTTGGTATGGCTAGGGCTACAAGATCTTCCATCATTATGCTCCTATCGAGTCGAGAATGTTTTCAGCTTCATAGATGTACCACTTGTAATCCAAGTCAGTCGGCATGTGATCAGAAAAGTCCATCAGAGGAACGGCTCCCTCGGATCTCGGAACCGTGTTTCCATTCGAGCTGTAATAGATCGGCGTGAAGCTGAACTTCGAGTAATACCACCGGACGGATTTGCCCAGCTTCAATCCGTCCTTTTCGGCACCGCCTTTGACTGTGCGCAGGGTGATGAACCGCTTGATATCCGAACAGCTGAGGATTGTTTGTTCAACAGAAATGCCTTTCTGAATGAACGCTTTCACCGCATCGATACAGACCTGGTTTACCGGGTTCTTGGCCAGATTGTCCTTAGCAAACATGCCTTTCCCCTTCAGCGATCCGTCGTGCTTCACCGCGAGATAATTTGAAATGTCCCGGCGGTTCAGGCGAAGATAGTCAGTGCGTTCCATTGCGAAACCGGTATGGTTTTCCCACTCGGCGACGTCCTCCATAACGAAATTATCAACGACGGCAGGGTAGTGCAACGTTAGACCATCGGTATTGGCACTGATGGTATATTCACCGAATTTTTCAATCAGCATTAGCAGGCACAACTGCCCGGTGACCGTCACATGGAACATTAGATCCGGGGAATAAACCTTTGACCATTTGGAACCCAGCTTCCCAAATGTCCCATTGATTGTGATCTTGAGACTGTCAGCTGTGACCTCGTCGCTCGAATGCTTGGCGTCAATGCGACGATTAACCAGACTTCGATAAATATCCAAAAACACAGGACCAATATGAGACGGATAGAATCCGGCATTGAGAATAATCGAAGGGTAGTAACTGGCGACATCGATATCTATCAGATTCATAGTCGGCGTCTGTCGGAACTCGCCGGGTGGGTCCATCGAATGGATACCACCGACGCCCATTTTGTAGGTTCGTCCTTCATATTTGATAGTACGATTCTTCAAGCAGTCAGGCATCTGTACCCCACCGTCTTCTTTAATCAGGAAGTCGGCTGCGCAGATCTCTACAAGTAGATCATTGAACAGATCTGTTTGAAACTCGATGAACTTCGGCGGCTTATATTTGAATGCTTTGCCGATGAACTTGGAAAGATTCGGCTTTAGCAGCGGCTTTTGGGTTATCCGTTTATACTCGTGGGCTATCACCGCCTCGGCGATTTGCGCATCTGACTTTGATCTGAGATCAATTTGGTACTCTCCGCTCAGTTTCTCTCTAAGATCGAGCTGGGGCTTCAGATTATTGTACAGGTCAGCCGTTACAACATTGTCGTTTTCACAGTATCGGCGAAGACGCGGAACCTGATCCTCAGTAATAACCGCGCCCGGTGGTATCGGCAAGTCTTGCAACTTCTTCGATCCGAGCCTTCCCCCGTAGATCTTCAGCGAAGCCTTCAGCGGTGCCACTTCGATCAGATCGATGTGATCCCATGGTAATAGATTGAGATCATATTGCTTTTCAAACTGCCACGGCATGATCCCTTTAACGATCAATGCGTCGGAAAGCTGTTTCAACTGGGCGTTGGTCGGTGTTGGGTTCTTCCAAGCCAAGGTGAGCATTGGGAGATCGTAGCGATTACCATTGAACGATATGAACAGGTTGTTAGGATTGAACGCCGAGGCGTTGTACGTCGTGATCGCATCGTTGAATATTTGCCACCAGCAAATGTCACCCGTCTCAGTATTCCTGAATAGTGCCAGGAAATAATTCTGGTAGCACTCAATGTCGAAGGTCCAGCTTTGCTTTTTCATTTGGCATCCTCAGTTGCCCCGATGTCCGTTGCTATTGAGTGCTCGGGGCCACACACTCGCGTACCGCCAACCAAGCGGATTATTTAGCTGAAGTCGAAGGGGGGTGCGCCACCAGGAGGTTGCTGACTCATTCCTTGAACAGAAGACTGCTGATCAGGAGTATCGTTGCCACCGGGAGGAAGCCCAGGATTGTTACCAGGAGCCCCAGGAAAGCCACCGGCTTGTCCAGTGACCGGCGTAACGCTGACGCTTGCGAACCCGTCTTGCACATTGGCTGAACTCCCCACGCTGATGTCTACCGAATCGCCCCACACAAGCACAGCACTCAACCCAGCCGCTATGCCGAGGTTACTGCCTGTCTCAAAACTGAAGAAGTTGATCATGGCGTAGGCTTTCGCGCCAGTGCGCACCCATGCCATTTCCGGCGAACCTGGCGTGACGGTCACATACTTAGGGCGGTCTCCCATTGGGTTCGGCATGACAATTTCATGCGGGTATTCCGGAGTTGACTTCGGATTGATGACCCACCAGTCACCGTATTCGTCTTTCAATTCCGGCATGATGGGGAGGCCGGTTTGGCGGTCGGGTTGTCCAACCTGCTGCATGCACCAATCGAAATTGCGCTGCTGGGTTTCATTTCCATTGAAGCCGCGCTTAGCGACATCCTGAATCTGTTCCCATAGCACCTTAATCTGGCTCGCAGGGATCAACATCTTCGAATTGTAGCGCAAGGGGCTTGATTCTCTATTCTTGAACCGCTTCGGCTCGAACAGTTGTGGGTAGACCAGGATTACCGGTCCGACGGTTATGGTCTCACTGTTTACTCTGGTATGTGCCATTTCAGCCTCACATAAAGTCAAATGAAAGTTTTGGAGATTCCTCTTTCGCCGGTTGTTCGATATGAACACCAGAGAAGCCATCTTCCGCCGAGGTCACGACGGCCTGACGCTCGTCGGATTCTGGAACCAGTCGCAAAGACCCCTGCGGCTTTATCAGCAGTTCCTTCTCAACTCGCGCACGCTGGCGATCAGTGAGCTTGGGATTGGCCAGGACCTTGGTGAAGGACATCAGCTTCTCTTCGATGTACTCGGCTTTCTTGAGACCCATGCCCTTGAGGGCTTTCTGTATGACGTCCAGGTCCTCGATGTAGCGTCGCTTCGCCGAGACCCTTACCAACTTATGGTCGGGGAACTTCTGCCCAGCCTCAGCTCGTCTGATGCCCTCAGCTTTGATGTCCTTGAACCACCCGATGACGATGGATTCCAAATCCAGATACTTGCCCAGGCTGGCGTTGCTCATCTCGGCCACGGGGGGCAGATCGAACCCGGTGACCATTTCCCCTTTGGGCTCGATATCAATCTCGTTGAATGCTTCTGTCACGGCTTTTGACCTCCATTGGTTTCGCTCAGGGCAGTCATTCTTACCCTTGCAGAATTGACACTGCTTGTTACCTGGGATGCGTGGTGCATTTGGGGTTGACGCAGCCTCGATTATTGACGCAATTTCAGGCTTCCTTCCCAGCAGTTCCCCTGCCGTTGTTTCCCACACCTTTGGTTCGACTTGATGTTTTGGTTGGCTGATCGATATCCTGACAGGGAGGTCTTCGCGGACATTAACGTCCTGGGAATTCACATACCCTAAGAAATACGCTATCCCCTGCCAATTGTCCTTCGGGTACACCGGAAACGATCCAAACTTGGCATCATCAATCATCACAAAATCATCAGTGTGAATGATCAGATCGGCTGTTCCCCAACAATCAGGGATCTCGGTGGTAACTCTAACCTCCGCACCGACGTACGCGTCCGGATAATGGTTAAGGATCGACCAGATGTGCTTCAGGCTGTTATTCACATCGGTGATCATTTCCCAGTTCACCTTGAACTTGCCGTCATGATCTTCGATCTCCATGTCCAGCCATTCGGCGGCGCTTCGACGCTCTTTGATGCACAGTTCCCGCAACGTGTGCCGATGAGTTCCTTCAATCGACGCTAGGCTTCTCTGATCAGGGTAGTTTTCCCCAATGTTCGCACGTCCAGGACACAGGGCCAGTGCTTCGAGGTTAGAAGGCGAGTATTTAGCGTGCATGATTGCGTAAGTCATCATGCAGCCACCAGGCCCTCGGCCTTCTCAACCAGCTCTAGGTAACGAGAAGGATCGATGTCCTTCACCGAGGATGCACCGAACTGACGGGTCATCAGCTGATTGATGGCGACGGCGGTTTGCATCTTGATGGCGACCTGTTTCAGGCGAGCGTTGACTTCCTCAGCGGTGAGTTGTGGTTTCTGCTCGGCAGCCTCGAACGTCATCTCCAGGGGGTGGGAGTGCATCGACACAGATCGCGGCGGTTCGTCTGTCACTGCGGATACAGTGAGGTCTTTCGCCGCGGCACCCATGTTCGAAATAATATCCCCGAGGGTTTTGATTGCAGCGGTGAGTTCTTTGATTTCAGTTTCAATTGACATGTTCTTCATTATCCAGTTTCAGTTCAGTTTTGTAGATGATTTTTCCATCGGCGAAGTCTCTCATGAGCATTCGCAGAACGATGGATGTCGCGATGTTCCCGCATTTACGCTGAAAGTCATCTCTTAGCGTAACGGGGAGTTTAAAGTTAAGATTGCACGTCTTCACGTCTGTCCTCGCTTGGTTCGTCATAGGGGTCAGGTGGCCAGGTTGGTCGCTCGTTGTTCCAGTTAATCATCATCACCCTCTCCACGTTTTACGATAATGAAGTTTCAATCATCTCTAGTTAGAAGGTAAATGAAGATGGCCGCGTAGACTCCACCGTACAGCGCCCAGGATGCCGGGTGAGTAATGACGTCGGACTGCATTGCGAATATCCCAAAAGTGACGTAGCAAATCGTCACGGCTATAAGAAGCAAGAATCTCATGTCACCACCTCCACTCGACGCCCACGCCGTAATAATTGAACACACCGGTCTGATTCGCCGTGTCACCACTTAAATCGGCCTTTCCATCGGATTGGCTGTAATGCTCAGCGGTAGCCGTGGCGTACCAGGAACCGATCAGTCGATAACTCGTCGTTGCATAAGCGTGCCATTTTGGTGAGCCCGTTTCGCACATTTGAATGTTCCCGGCGGCCTCACACGCACCGGCTTGTATTCCGATACGTGTTTCCCAATCCTCGGCTTCGACTGGGTGAACGGTGGTCGTGATAATCACGATCAATGGAATAATCTTTTTCATCTCACAAGCCCCCTTATATCAATTCCGCCTTTGCGTTCTGCATCAGTCAAACCGCACTCGTCAATGTTTCCACTAAGTCCGGTGCAGTCACCCCGCAGTCCGGTGCAGTAACCCCGCAGTCCGATGCAGTCGCCCCACAGACCACTACAGTCACCCCGCAGATCGGTGCAGTCACCGCGCAGATAGCTACAGTCACCCCGCAGTCCGGTGCAGTCACCCCGCAGTCCGGTGCAGTAACCCAACAGGTTGCTACAGTCACCGCGCAGTCCCATGCAGTCACCCCACAGATAGCTACAGTCACCCCGCAGTCCAGTACAGTCACCCCCCAGATCGGTGCAGTCACCCCGCAGTCCGGTGCAATCTCCCTGCAGATAGCTACAGTCACCCCGCAGTCCGGTACAGACACCCAGCAGATAGCTACAGTCACCCCGCAGTCCGGTGCAGTCACCCCGCAGTCCGGTGCAGTCGCCACACAGACCACTACAGTCACCCTGCAGTTCGGTGCAGTCACCCTGCAGTCCGGTGCAGTAACCCCACAGACCACTACAGTCACCCCGCAGTTCGGTGCAATCTACCCGCAGATCGCTACAGTCACCCCACAGATTGCTACAGTCACCCCCCAGATCGGTGCAGTCACCCCGCAGATAGCTACAGTCACCCCGCAGTCCGGTACAGTCACCCCGCAGATCGCTACAGTCACCGCGCAGTTTTGTACAGTCACCCCGCAGTCCGGTACAGTCGCCGCGCAGTCCGGTGCAATCTCCCTGCAGTTCGGTGCAATCGCCGCGCATTTTATCATTGGGTCCTTCCACGCGATTCGAATCCTCGTAATGGAATAACGCCTTGCCAGTACAAATCAGGTTCCGCTTCATTTCACAATCTCCATTAGGTCAATCCCCTCTTTGCGTTCTGCATTAGTCAAATCGCACTCGTCAATGTTTCCACTAAGTCCGGTGCAGTCACCCCGCAGTCCGGTGCAGTCACCCCGCAGTCCGGTGCAGTCGCCCCGCAGTCCGGTGCAGTCGCCCCACAGACTACTATAGTCACCCCGCAGTCCGGTGCAGTCACCCCGCAGTCCGGTGCAGTCACCCCGCAGTCCGGTGCAGTCACCCCGCAGTCCGGTGCAGTCACCCCGCAGTCCGGTGCAGTCACCCCGCAGTCCGGTGCAGTCGCCCCACAGACCA